CCCGCGTTCGATGCTGAGGAACCGATGTGGGTTGTGTGTTCGATCGATACAACTCTGGGTGCGTACGAGGCTGACAAAACGTACAAGCTGTACCTCAAGTACACGGCAGGTACGGAGGCTCCGATCCTTGGGCCAGAACTGTTCAAGGTGGTGAGTGACTAGCCATGGAGGACGTTGTCGAATTGAGTCGAGAAGCAGAGCGCGTGATCAAGTGGAGGAAAGACTGGCTGCGCGTTCNCTATTCCCCGCGCAATGCAAACAANATCGCANGGGATACTTCAATCGATCTACANTTCGCAGTNGACCTCCGCAATCGGTGTGAAGATGAAGGACTCTGCATGAGGATTCTATATGGCGAAGATTGATCCTGAACTGCGGAAGTGGGTATTCGGCAAAGTCGAGTACCATCCGCACTCTGAAAAACAGCAAGAGATTCATGACTCCGATGCACGGTTCAAGATTCTCGACTGTGGGCGTCGTTGGGGAAAGACTACCTTCGGTGGCGAGGAGCTAACTGTTGCTGCTCTCGATACCGCACAGGTCGGGTACTACTGGATCGTCGGCCCGAACTACGTGCAGGGTGAGAAGGAGTTTCGTGTTCTCCACGATAACCTAGTCAAGCGGCTCGGACTGGGTAGCAAGATCAAGAAACAGTACAATACCTTGCAGGGCAACATGCGTATCGAAATGCCCTGGGGTACGGTCATCGAATGTAAGTCTGCTGAGCGTAAGGACTCGCTTCTCGGAGAAGGTCTGTCCGGTGTAGTCATGGCTGAGGCTGCACGTCATACCCGCGACACATGGGAACAGTACGTGCGTCCTGCTCTAGCAGACCAACGAGGGTGGGCCATCTTCCCGTCTACGCCTCGTGGGTACAACTGGTTCCAAGGATTGTGGATGATGGGCCAGCTACGGCAGATCAATCCACAGTACGAATCGTGGAAGCTTCCCTCGTGGGAGAATCCTATCGCGTTCCCTGGTGGCCGATACGATCCTGAGATTGTAGAGATTGAACTGAATACATCTCGACAGTTCTTTGCCCAAGAATACGCCGCAGAGTTCACGGCATATGCCGGAAAGATATACGAGGAATTCAATCCGAAGGTTCACTGCAAGCAGATTGAATACAATCCAGAGAACAGGAACTACTGGGCGTTCGACTACGGATGGGCAAATCCCTTCGTCTGCCTTGACATCATGGTCGATGCGGAGGAAAACGTTTTTGTCTGGCGAGAGTACCAAGTCACGAACATGTCTACCTGGGATCACGGGCATGCACTCTTGAATCGTGAAGACCCGGCTGGTTTCCATGTAGACGGACGCTTTGGCGACCCGCGTGGTGGCGACTCGGCAGCAACGCTATCCCTCGTAATCGGATCAGTGTTTTCCGAAGATATTGAAACGGAAGTCGGATACGAATACGTCCGCAGATGGATGAAGATTCGACCTGACGGAAGGCCCAAGCTCTATATCGATCCTTCGTGCGTCCACTTGATCCGACAACTTGAACAACTACATGCGCCCGATCCGAAAGACGGTATCAATGCCAAAGAAGGTCAACACAAACACGACGATCACGGCCCTGATGCCCTTCGATATTTCATGGGTCAATTCTTCGGCCTCGGGGCAGGCTCGTCCCTGAGCGACATTTACTCTCCCGGTCAGACCCGATCCGAAGCAGCTACCTTTTTCCAGCAAAATGCTTCGTTGAGTAGATATGGACGTTTCTAAATTCTTCAAAGATACATTCGGACTCCGTCAACAAACGGACGATCCGCGACGTATCCATTCTGGAACGTCCTACTCTGCTGGTGGTTCTGTTCAGCCAAGTGCGGGAGTAACGACTGAGCAAGGTTCTTCGCGTGGTGGACTTGTTCGGGATGTCGTCCCACTCCTCGGTACTCGTCAGCAGGCCAGCATCGTCTATGAGGAAATGACAAATGGCGATTCGGCAGTTGACGTTTCTTTGCGTGCTGCGAAATCACCAATCCTCGGAGCCGACTACATGGTCGAGGCAGCAGATGCGACTCCGGAAGCTGAGGAGATTCGTGAGTTCGTAGAGTTCAACTTGCTTGCTGGTACCAACGCTCCGTTCCTCATCATCCTTGAGGACATACTGCGGATGTATGAGCAGGGATTCTCTGTGGTTGAGAAGGTCTACGAGGAACGCGAGTGGGCACCTAAGCGCACAGGAGCAAATCGTAGGAAGTACACGATGCTTCGCAAGTTGGCTCCCAGACCATCATCGACGATCAAGGAAATCAAGTACGATGACAATGGTGGCCCTGTCAGTGTTGTTCAGTCAGCGATAAGAGCAGACGGAAAGCCAGAAGATGTCGAAATTCCAATTGAGAAGCTTATCATCTTCTCAAACAACAGACGCGGAGGTAACTTGGAGGGTAAGTCTCTCCTTAGAACCTCCTATCGACCATGGTTTTTCAAGACCAACCTTTACAACATTGACGGCGTTCAGAAGGAACGACATGGAATGGGCTTCCCTCACATTGAGTTGCCTCCCGGCTATACCGATGCACAGAAGACAGCGGCCCTTGAGCTAGTGCAGAACATTCGGACAAACGAGCGCGGTGGCGCAGTTACTCCGTATGGGTGGAAACTCTCGTTCCTTGAATTGCCTGGTCAGCCTGTCGATGTCATGCGTTCCATCGAACATCATGACGGACAGATCATGCTGAACACGATGACACAGTTCCTACTGCTTGGTCTGGAAGGATCGGGTGGTGGTCGAGCTACGTCGGGTTCGCATCAGGACATGTTCAACAAGTCTCTGCGCTACGTCGGTAATCTGATCTGTGATTACATCAATCTGTACTGCGTTCCTTATCTCGTCGGGTACAATTTCAAGACGGACAAGTTCCCTCGCTTGCGCGTTCGGAACATCGGTGAGACAAAGGACATGCAGCAGTGGGCATCGGCAATGGCGAATCTCAAAGCGCAGGGTCTTATCAACTACACGCCTGAAACTGAGGAGTGGGTTCGCTCTGTTATCGATGCGCCACTTAAGCCGGGTACTCCCGCTGTAGAAGATAGTGCTTCTCAGCGTGGAGACGTGACCGGAGAGGAGCAAGGGAATATGGGTAGACCAACGGATGATGTGGAATGAAAGACTATTCACACCTCATCGGTAAGATCACGTCTACACCGTGGATGATTACTCCTGGTGCTCTGAAGTTCATGCTTGAGTTGTTTGAAGCTCACATGAGCGGCACGATTTCTCAGGAGGAGATTCGTCTTCGTCTTGCAGACGTGGAAAAGAAGCCTGGTGGACGGACGACTCGCGCTGGCAGGATCGGTGTGCTAGCTCTGAGTGGCCCGATCTTCCCGAAAGCAAATCTCATGACAGAACTGTCAGGTGCGACTGACCTGGCTCAGTTCCGTGGTGAGTTCAATACGCTTATCGAGGACGACTCTGTGGCGGGGGTTCTCATCGACATCGATTCGCCGGGTGGTATGGCTGATCATGTCGAGGAGACGGCCATGGAGATTCGCGAGGCTCGCAAGATCAAGCCTGTGTATGCGATTGCGAATACGGCAATGCATTCTGCCGCATACTACATCGGATCACAGGCAACTAAGCTTTTCGCTACACCGTCCGGTCAACTTGGTTCCGTCGGTACCTACACGATCCATGAAGACGATACAGAGCTTCGTGATAAGGTCGGTGTAAAGAAAACGGTTATCAAGGCCGGACGGTTCAAGGCATTGCATGAGGAGCCTTTGACTGCGGAGGGTAAAGCGCACATTCAGGATTACGTCAATGACGTGAATGATGCGTTTGTCCGCAACGTCGCACTTGGACGTGGAGTGTCTGAGGACTTCGTGCGAGAGAGGTTCGGAGAGGGCGGTATCTCCTCGCCACAGAAGGCGTTGGAGAACAAGATGATCGATGGCGTTCAGACCATCGAACAGGTCATCGACAAACTGTCAATCGACACAGGAGGTAGTCTAGCGGTCGCAGCGTCGGCAGTAGCAACTGCAATTCAGCAGAATGCTTCGTCTGTCACATTGAACTTCAGCGATGGCACTGTGACAGTTGGTGAGCAGCCATTGTTTAAGGTCGGCCAGTCTTACGATGCCGACAAGGAACATTCGGAACCTGGGACTGGTCAGGGTGGCGAGCCTACGCCGCGTGAACCGCCAGAGACGGGCGACAAAGCAATCGAAGGGGGTTGGAGACGCGATCCACCGCCAGCCGCATACGAAACGGAGGAGTACACAGTGAATAGAGCATGGATGGAGGAGAGAGCTACGGCACTCGGTGTCCAGTTCTCCGCTGAAACTTCGGACGACGATCTGGCAAAGATGGTGTCAGAGCGTGTGGACGAGGTTGTTGTTCCGCTCAGTCAGGCAACTGCCGAGGCTGAGAGGGCACGTCAGTTCGCAGAGGAGTATCCTGAGGAGGCCAAGAGGCTTGCTCGGCTTGAGCAGCGTGATCGTAAGTCGGATGCTCGTGAGTTCGCGGACGGCTACAGAGTGTTTGAAAGCAATCCCAATCACGGTTTCTCGACTCTCGTCCGTGAGGAAATTGCTTCCGCTCATCTCAAGTTGGCTGATCGCATTCTCACTCATGAAGACCTCAAGAACCTTGTTGACACGATGGCGTCGGACA